CTAAAGAGTCCCTAAAACCTCAATTGCTTGGTTATTCTCTTCGTCAAATTGCTCTTCTAATAAATGAGAGTACACTTCCAATGTGATACGCATATTTTTGTGTCCTAAACGTTTACTGATATATTGAATAGAAACACCTTTAGATAATAGATAACTACAGTGTGTGTGACGCAACGCATGAGTAGTTATCTTTTTTATATCCAATTCTTCACATAACTCTCCAAGTCTTGCATTCACTCTTTTTACTCTCGGCAGTATTCCTCTATCTTTAAAAATATATCCGTCCATACTGATAGCCCATGTAGCAATCACTTTTCTGATATGCTGCATATCTTCTTTTGCTACGTCCACATAGCGAGGGGAAGAATCAGTTTTCTGTTCATCAATATAAAGGTCTTTACCGATATAACTTGTTTTCATATTGATTGCACCGCTCACACGACAACCTGTGCAGATCATGATAAATAAAATCAAATCCATTCTTTTATTACTCTGCATCAGTTTGTTTTTCAATTTTTTATATTCTTCTATACTAATGAACTTGTCATTTTCTTTTTTCGATTCTGCACCTGCTTTGAATGTAATTCTATACACAGGATTACGTTTGATTAACCCGTCATATACTGCATCATCTAATGAGGTTTTAAGTAATGATCGCATTTTTCTGCCTGTCACTTGACTACGTGTCTCTGTGTACGCAGTAAGGAAGTTCTGAACATCAAGACGTGTCAATTTTGCTATCGGTATATCCGCTATTTTGAATGATTTTAATATTTTTAAATTACTTTTATAACCTCCGTACGTTGATTTTGATACTGAGTTACGTTTATAGGTAATAACCCACTGCGTTAAGTACTGATGTAATGTCAAAGTGTTATCAGGGGAATAGCCTTGTTGTAATTCATTCAACTTCTCTATGCCTGCGTATTCAGCCTCTTTTTTAGTACGGAATCCTTTTTTACGGTAGCGTTTGTTATTATATTTGAATTCATATTGCCATTTGCCTTTTTCGTATTGTCTCATTCGCATATTGCATTCCTCCTCAAAAAAGGTAAAAAATAATAAGGGTACGGTAGTGTACCCTGGGTATAAATAAGTGTTAAAATAAAGAAAAAGTAGGTGATTTGATGCGTATAGAATTTAGTGATGCAGAAATAGCTTTTATAAAAGAATCTGTTGAAGTTTATACTCATGAATTCGATATTTATGATGATGAAAACGAATTTTTACTTAATCTTTATGAAAGTATTATACGTAAAATTAACACTCAGTATGAGGATTCATATTTATTTACTATCATTAATTAGTTGGTTGTGTTCTAATAAAACTTTTTCGTTTGCGTCTACAATATCTTTTAATGTGTTCAATAAGAAATCGCAATCAGCTTTTGCTACTGCACCAGCTTGTGAATGATTTACGATATTCCTCATGTTATAAGCTACTTCGATTCTTTTTTTAGTTCTATAATTAATCTTTTTATTCGCTTTTAAGGATTCTAAAAGTCTGTCATACATTGTGGGATCAGAATCTTTATGCTTTATATTGTTGACTCTCTTTAATTTAATTAAAAAGGATTCTATGGCAACTGCGAATTTTCTAAAGTGTTTTTCAGCGAAATTTTTCCCCTCACTATAAAAGCCATCTAACTTATAGCTTAAAATTTTGCTTGGTGGGTATTCACCATGATAGATACTCATAAAAAATGTGTGTTCTTCAATGTTTATTAAATTCAAACAATTACGTACGTATGATATAGGGTCAAAAATATATGAAACATAATTTTCTGACAAATAAGATTCATCTTCGGTTGTGTAATCATAAATTTCCTTCATATCAGAGTCGTTTGAAATGATAATCACTTTTGGATATTCAAAAAATTCTTTGTTTAAAAGTACGATAGAAATTTTATAATCGTTATCTTTAATAAAGGGAAATGCTTCAGGATTACTTTGGAATTGATAAATATATCTTTTATTAACAACGTTACGATAACCATCTAAAAATTTTTCTAAGTATTCATTCATAACATCTTCATTTCTTTTCATCAGTTTACCTCTTTCTTGAATATTTTATATCGATTTAATTAATTTTTTATCCTCAACCTCCTTCGCCCCAGAGTGGAGGGATATTTTGTTTACATTTACAGTGTGCCAAATCTATCATTAAAAAGGCCGACTAATGTTTGAAATTACATTTCTTTTCCTCTTTTTAAATTTCGCCTTATTTTCTTTTTATATGAAATTTCTTCCAAGTCTTCTTTAATCTCTCTTACTTCTTTCTTGTTGTTTATGTTCATCGCTTTTCTTAATTTCTTCAAATATCTATACATAATGTATCTCCACTCCCTTTGTTTATTCGAATTTTAATAGAAATAATATAGTTTGAAGTTGGTAGTTTACAAGGTATACATAGTTATCATTGTGGTTTAACTGCTTATCAGGCACTTTATAGCTTCTTTGTTTATCTGTGATAAGAGGATAAAAAATAGGGCAAGTGGATGCCCTCAATTATTCTGGTTTAATATCATAAATATATCGTTTATTAGAGAATGATGTTAATGGTTGGAACTCTAGCTCTATTTTTTCTGGGTTACCATTGATTGCAAAACCTTCAGACCCACTAATTTCTCTATTTGGTGATAACGAATCCATTAATTGATCATCGATAGGATAAGATTTAGCTTGCTTTCCATCTACATAAACTTTTACATCTCCACCCACTGGAATTTCTTCTTTAGAATTGTTTTTTACAGTCATATCAACTTTTAATACTTTATCAGCTTGAACATCAGCAAATTCATTTCTCTCTTCTGTATACGCAGCATTATCTAACGTGAATGATACGCCATCTATTTCAGTAGTTTCTCCTACTTTTTTTATTTTTGTATTTTTATCTTTGTTAAGTGTACCTTCTTCATTTATTCCTTTATCAACTTCACTTACAAAAGCTCCGGTACACGCTGTTACACCAATAACAATTAATAATAATAAACCTAAACAGCCTCCACAACCCCATAACCATTTCTTTTTTGATTTAGCAGATTGTTCTTTTTTATACTGCTCAAATTGCTGTTGTTGTCTTTCTAAAAGTTCTTCGTTTGTTAATTCCTTTTCGTCTGATAAATTCTTCACATTACTAATCTCCTTCATTTAATTTTTTATATTTAAAAACCTGCAATGGCTCAAATCGAATAAGATAGCCGTTATGGCAAGTTGATAAACCGAATTTATTTTTGTAATGCTGTAACACTGTATATACGTGTTTTTCGCTTAATTGAACATATTCAGCAAATTCATATAAGCTACTTACTCCGTATTTATATGCGTCTATAATCTTGTTCAAAGATATAGAATTTTCATAACCATGTCTTCGTGCGTAATTTTCGAATTTACGGTTATTGAAACTTGATTCATCAAGTATATTTCCGTATGTAAGTTTATGGTGAGCTAATTCTTCATAGAGAACTTCAGCTTTTCGTATTTCGGAAAGACTGCTTTTAATATAGATTTTTCCATTTCTGTAGAACCCTGGTTGGAAACTAGGTAAACGATCAGTCTCCTCAATCTCAACCCAATCGTTAGCGATACATAAATCTTCGTAAACTCCCATTAAGAAACACCCTTTACTTATCTCTATTCTTAACCCATTCAATAAACTTATTAACTTCTTCAATTTCCTCTTCTGTTAGACCTTCTTTGTCAAAATGAGCGGCCATAGTGTCTTGTTCTTGCTCTTTTTGTTCACTTTCTGTAAAACCAAGTAAATATTCTGTACTAATATGAAGTGCTTTTGCAAAATCTTCCGCACGGTTCAATGGAAACTCTCTAGTTAAGTTTAAATAACGCGATACAGCTGATTTAGCCATTCCTACACGACGAGCTAATTCACTAAGCGACATATTTTGTTCTTTTAACGTTGTTTTTATTATTGTGATTATTTCATCATTTGTTCTCATTTTTAGTATCTCCTGAATAATTAATTTGTTCTTATTAGTGAACAATTAGATTATAACACCGTTCCCAAATGAATACAATACTTATTGAAGAAAAAACTTTTTGAACTTTTTTGGCGATAAAGTGTTGACGAACGAGAACGAAGGTGTTAAAGTTTAGTTAGTTCTCAAACGAGAACGATTGGAGGTGACATCATGATTCTGAATCTTAAAAGACTAAGAGCTGAAAGAATCGCTTGTGGTATAACACAAGATGAAATGGCTCATAAAATGGGATGGAAAACAAGAACCCCCTACGCTAAGAGAGAAAACGGAATAGTGGATATTGGAGCGAATGAATTTATTAGAATGGCAAAAATACTTGGGTATGAAACAAACAACCTAGATATTTTTTTTACACAAGATGTTCCCAATAAAGAACGACAAACAACTTAATAGGAGGAAATCACATGCAAGATTTAAAAAAGATACATGAGATAGCAATCAAAATTATCGAACTAGCAGAAAAAGAAAAATGGAGCGAAGAGGAACTAATATCGACAATAGACCTCTTACATCTCCAAAATCAAAACAAACTGTCTTTAACTGTTAATGGTAAAAAAATCATTTAGGATTTTTGGTATTCATATCAACATCAAAAGTTAAAGAATTTTCATCAACCAAAATTAGTCGGTGACTTGAACGTATATCAATATTATTGCCGTCAACGTGGATTGTTACAATCAACCCATTTTCGTAAGTTAAGCGAACGCCTTTACTACCATCTACAAATTCACTTGGTGTTCCGTTGAATTTACCAGCATTTCTAATATTGATACTAAGGTTGTAATTATTCTTCAATCTTATCACCACCTACTACCGCAGCAGCGATAAAAGGATTATAGCACGAAATATGGAATTAAATTCATTTTGAACTGAGATATACAAGTATACAACAGAAAGGAGCATAAACATTATGCAAGATTTAAAAGTATTTCAAAACTCGCAATTCGGAGATTTAGAAATTTTAACTATCGATAACAAAGAGTATTTTCCAGCAATCAAGGTTGCGGAAGTTCTCGGTTATACAAATCCGCGCGATGCTATCTCAAGGCACACAAAAAAACGTGGGGTCGTGAAACACGACGTCATCGATTCGTTAGGTAGAAAGCAAGTTAAAAAGTTCATTGATGAAGGTAATTTATACAGATTAATCTCACGTTCAAAATTACCTCAAGCAGAGCAATTTGAAGAATGGATCTTTGATGAGGTTCTGCCTGCAATTCGCAAACATGGAATCTACGCAACGGACAGCGTGATTGAACAAACGATACAGAATCCGGATTACATCATTACAGTGTTGACTGAGTATAAGAAAGAAAAAGAACAAAATTTACTTTTACAACAAGAAATCGGAGAGCTAAAACCCAAAGCAGACTATGTCGATGAAATATTAAAGTCGACTGGGACATTGGCTACAACACAAATCGCAGCAGACTACGGTATTTCAGCGCAAAAGTTAAATAAGTTGCTGCATGAAGCTAGATTACAAAGAAAAGTGAACAAACAGTGGGTTCTTTACTCAGAGCATATGGGCAAAAGCTATACAGAATCAGACACTATACCAATTGTACGCTCTGACGGTAGAGAGGATACAGTTTTACAAACTAGATGGACTCAAAAAGGTAGATTGAAAATACATGAAATCATGACTGACTTCGGTTATGAAGCTAATTTAGGAGGAGTGTAAATGACACCAGAACAAAAAGAAAAATTAAATGACATTGTACTGACTTTGTATGTTGCTAAGCAGGATAAAGGTCCAACATTTCTACATGGCGACACAACACCTGTGCGAGGGATAGGAACTATCGAACACACATATGAAGTAGACAGAGAGGAACATCTTGAATCATTGATCGAATGGGCGATTGACCAAATCGGACAACATTTTGACTTAGATGGAGAAGATGAGTAACAACACCCTACCCACAATCGAGCGGAATTAAAGGAGGTGGAGCGAAATGAGCAAACTCAAAACAATCAAAATAGCACTCCTAATCGTCATCTTGGCGGAAGAGATTAAGAGTGCTATCGCAGGATTTAGGAATTATTTTAATTTAAAAAAATGTCCGAAATGCGATTTTAGAACAATTAAATCAGCTAAATTCTGCCCATACTGCAGATATAAATTTAACTGAATAATGCTTTTTTTACAGTTTCACTTACCACATCAATTAATAAGTTTCTAGCACCTTCTTGCACGTAATCAGCTGCATGGGACATATATTTTTTGTATTTCGCTTGGGCAAGAGGTGTAGTCGGAGAATCGATTATCAAATCAGGAATTGCATTTTTTATTATCGTTTTATGTTCTTCGGATAATTCATCATCTAAAGAAACTAATTCGACTGCATTATCCAAAATCTTATTTGTCCATGGATATGGTGAACCACACTCATGGCAATAATATGGTAGTTGATAATCACCACCACCTAAAACACCAGGGACATAGTAATAACCCTGTATCGGTGTAGAACAGTTTGAACAACTTGAAATTGTAGACGAACCACAATCTTTACAATACTTTCTGTAATTTGCAGTAGAGCTTGAAGATACATGTCCATTCAAGCAAATCGTAGCATTTTTATAGTAACCACTCATATTAATTTCACCCCCAATCTAACGCAGTAGCGATACCAACATTATACACGAAGAAGAAAACGAAATGAGCAAACTCAGTTATTACGATTAAGGAGGAACCACAAATGACACAAACACTCAGTGTGCAAATCAACATTCCAGAAGAATATGTATTGATTGAAAAAGATATTCACTCACAGTTGTTGATGAATCAGCAGAAAGCAACATGGTCTAAAAAAGAATTTATTGATCATTCGCCATTCAAATCAAACAACAGTGTTGATGACAAGATTCTATTCAATCCTAAGTTCAGAAAGATTTTAGAAAGTGAAGGCATTGCGAGTTATCCGAAAGGAAACAAACGCAACTGGTCGTTTGATGGTCCGAAAGCATATGAATTTCTTAGGAAATATAGAGATGAATTTTAGAGAGGTGAAACAATGAAATCATTCTGGATCGCATACGCATTCTGCTTTGCAAGTACATCCGTCCTGACATTTATCACACAAGATTTCATTATATCAGCAGCGTGGTCATTGCTTTTATCGTTAGCAGTTTTTCTGTTCTTCGATGTCTGGTACTTCGAAGAAGATGAAACAGAGGAAGCAGTAGATGACGGCGAAGAGTATATTACGTTGTTTACGATTAAGTATTAAAAAAGACTGCTAGCAACGGCAATTGCTAACAGTCAAAGTCAAAAGAGTAGGAAATTATCCACTTCAAGCTTACAAAAATTATTGGAGGTAGTCAATCATGACTAAAGAATATATCACAATTAGTTTAGAAACATACGATAATTTGATTCGTAGTAATGAACGTAAAAAAATTCAAATAGAAGATCTACAAGAAACTTGTCACAACTTGCGTATTGAATTAGAAGATGCAGAAGCGACAATCGAAGAGCTTGAACGTAAGTTATCTACTTATGAAGAGCAGGACGAAATCGAAGAAGTGGAGGAAGCGTAATGGTTAGATTATTCGACTTAACAGAATCGTATCAACAAGTTTATGACCTAATTGCAGAAGAAGGCGACGAAAAAGCACTTGTTGATACATTAGAAAGTATCGAAGATGCATTTGAGGATAAAGCAGATGGTTATCAAGCAGTAATCAAATCATTGGAAGCAGACAATGTTGCTATTGATGAAGAAATCAAGCGTTTAAGACAACGTAAAACTACAAATCAGAATGGTATCAAACGTTTGAAAGAATCATTGCAGGAAGCAATGCTCAGAACGGACAAAATAAAGTTTAAAACAGCATTGCACAGTTATTCAATCGCAAATAATCCGCCTAGTTTAGATATTGAAACAGAGAAGTACATTCCAACTGAATACTGGGTATCACAAGCGCCTAAGGTTAACAAGAAGGACCTGTTAGCAGATTTAAAGAACGGTAAAGAAATCAAAGGTGTAACAGTTAAACAAACTCAAAGTTTGAGGGTGAGATAGATGGAACAGAATCAAGATATTCTAACTCAATTAGGAGTGAAGGACATCAGTAAGCAGAACGCACACAAGTTTTACAAATTTGCAGTTTATGGAAAGTTTGGTACAGGTAAAACCACTTTTTTAACCAAAGACAACAACGCACTCGTATTAGACATCAATGAGGACGGTACAACAGTTACAGAAGATGGTGCAGTTGTACAAGTTAAAAACTATCAACACTTTGTAGCAGTAGTTAAAGCGTTACCTCAAATCTTAGAACAACTTAGATCCAACGGAAAACAAATTGACGTAGTCGTTATTGAAACTATCCAGAAGTTACGTGACATCACAATAGATGACATCATGGCAGGCCAAACTAGAAAGCCTACATTTAACGATTGGGGAGCAACTGCTACACGTATCGTTCATATGTATAGATTTATTTCTAAGTTACAGGAACATTATCAATTTCATCTTGCTATCAGCGGGCATGAGGGCATCAACAAGGACAAAGATGACGAAGGAAGTACAATCAATCCAACAATTACCATTGAAGCGCAGGAACAGATTAAAAAGGCTGTGTTAAGCCAGTCAGATGTACTAGGCAGAATGATGATTGAAGAAAATGACCAAGACGGACAGAAAGCATTCAACTATGTATTTAACGCAGAACCTTCACCTATATTCGAAACAAAAATAAGACATTCACCAAGCGTTACGATTACAAATAAAAAATTCATCAATCCAAGTCTTACTGACGTAGTTCAAGCAATCAGAAACGGAAACTAAATTTAAAAATCAAAGGAGCAATTTAATTATGAAAATTCAAGGTAGAGCAAATCACATTACAGATACTAATCAAGATAAATTCTTAAAAGGCGGCGACTTTTTAGGTGCTGGGGAATTCACAGTAAAAGTTAAAGAGATTCAATTCAATGATAATCAAAACCGCTATTTCACAATCGTGTTCGAAAATAACGAAGGTAAACAGTTCAGTCATAACCAGTTTGTACCGCCATTCCAACAAGATTTCCAAGAAAAACAATATATCGAGTTGTTAACACGCTTAGGTATCAAATTGAATTTACCAGATCTAACTTTTGACACAGATGAGTTAGTAAACAAGTTCGGAACTATCGTTTTGAAGAATAAATTTAACGAGGACCAAGGAAAATACTTCGTGCGTCTATCATTTGTAAAAGTTTGGAACAAAGGCGACGAGATTGTAAACAAGCCTGAACCTAAAACTGATGAAATGAAACGTGAAGAACAGTTAGCAAACGGAAACAATCAACCAGAGCAGAAGCAATCGCTAAGCAACCAAGATAATCCATTTGCAAACGACCCACTAGGCTACAATGATTCAGATTTAGCATTCTAGGAGTGATTTAATGCAACATATCACTAGATACCAGCAAGACAGCGACGGTACTTATTCCGTCGTTGCCACTGGTATTGAATTAGAACAAAGTCACACAGAACTGATAGACAACGGATATTCGGTTTTAGCAGAAGTTAAAGTGTATGACAACAAAAGTATTACGCATGAACAAAGAAAGAAGATATTCGCATTGCTTAACGATATAGAGAGGTACTGGGGTGAACCAGTAGAAGCGTTGAGAGCGAGATTTCAAGCAGAATTAGAAATTATGAACGGTTATGATCCAATCAGTCTATCCAACTGTGAAAGGAAAGTAGCCAGTGAATTAATAGAGTTAATCATAGCATTCATGTTCCATCATCAAATTCCTATGAGAAGAGAAACAAGCGAGCTGCTTAAAGAGGATAAAGCACTCCTTTACTACGCAACTATCAACCGTAACTGTATTATCTGCGGTAAGCAAAATTCAGACCTTGCACACCATTACGCAATAGGTAGAGGTAAGAACCGTAAGACAATGGACCATTACGGATATGAAGTTTTAGCGTTATGCAGAGAACATCATCAATCTCAACATGATATGGGCGTTGAAAGCTTCGATAAATTACATCATTTAGAAAACTCGTGGATTTCAGTAGATGATCGGCTTAACAAAATGTTGAAAGGAGAATCAAAATGACAATCATAAGAAGTACAGTAGGCTTAGGCATTTTAACCAAAGAAGTAAGAACTAGAAAAGATTTAACCTTTTTCGAAAAAATATTAATATGTGAACTTGATTCTCTAACAAATAATGTTGAAAGCTCTACGGATATTTCAAACGAAGAGTTATCAGAACTTTATGGAGTTTCTGAGTCAACAGTTAAAAGAGCTATTAAAAAGCTTGAGAAATTAGGTTTTATAGAAAGAAAAGTAGAAAACGTAAATTATATTAACAGAAGAAAGATAACTGTTAAGAGGTGAGTTAAATGAATAACAGAGACTATATATCATCAATAATCACACAATTCAGTGGTCAAAATAATATCATTCCTATACCGGTTATTTACTTAAAAATCACTGAAAATTATCCCACTGCTGCGTTACTCAATCAATTAATTTATTGGTCAGATCGAACTAATAGAAAAGACGGTTATTTCTACAAATCCTATAAAGAATGGGAAGAAGAGATACATTTATCTAAATACCAAGTAATGCGTTCAATAAAGAAATTAAAGAATATGGGGATTGTAGAAACTGCATTAAAAAAGGCTAATGGCGCACCTACTGTACATTATAAAGTCGATAGTAAAGTTACTTCACAATGGATTGTTAAGTTTCTTAACAATGGAAAGTCAACAAACTTAACAATGGATAGTGAAGAAACTCAACAATCTTTAACAGAGATTACTACAGAGATTACTACAGAGACTACTAACAATAATATATTGTCGGGCAACCCGACGCACACCCCGTATAAAGAGATTATAGACTATCTTAACGAAAAGACTGGCAAGAGGTTTAGCCACAAATCAAAAGCGAATCAAAAACTAATACGTGCCAGATTCAATGAAGATAATTCAAAAGAAGATTTCTTTACAGTAATCGATAATATGACTGCGCAATGGAAAGACAATCCGAAGATGGATGAATATTTGCGTCCTAAAACATTGTTCAGTGGAAACTTTGATAATTATAAAAATCAAACACCTAAATTAAGTGGTGCAGATCAACTAGAACGAATGAAATACGACCCTAGTTATTGGGATTAGGAGTGAAACCAAATGAGAAAATTATTTAATCTTCAACTGAAGAAAAAGCTTAAGAAATATGAGGCTGCAAGTATTGAGTATGGTCTTTATTGCGAAAAGTGCGGGAACAAGTACGACCTACACCAGTTTGAAAACGGTTATGAATTCAGAGATGGTTGTGAATGCAAGATGATTGAGGCGGGCAAGCTAGCAGAAAAGCAACGCAAACAAAAAGCTGTTAATCGAATTTTTAGGCAATCTACAGTAAATGCATCAATTAAAGATGCTACAGTACGTAACTATAAACCTAAAAATAAGGACCAAGAGAAAGCAAAGAGCACAGCTATTGAATATGTTAAAACCTTTTCTACTGATAACCCTAAATCATTAATACTTCAAGGTTCATACGGTACAGGAAAAAGTCATTTAGCATATGCGATAGCAAAAGCAGTTAAAAAAGAAGGGTATTCAGTGGCATTTATGCATATACCGATGTTAATGGAACGAATAAAGGCGACGTATAACCGAGAGTCAATAGAAACGACAGATGAACTAGTCAAATTATTAAGTAGTATTGATCTACTAGTCTTGGATGATGTAGGTGTTGAAAACACAGAACACACATTAAACAAGTTATTCAGTATTGTCGATAACCGCACAGGCAAAAACAATATCTTTACTACTAATTTCAGTGATAAAGAATTAAATCAAAACATGAACTGGCAACGTATCAATTCGAGAATGAAACACAATGCACGAACGGTACGGATGTTAGGTGATGATTACAGGGAGCGAGATTCATGGTGATGTTAACCAAAGAATATATTATACAAAATTTGAGGTGTAGTGAAAGTAAAGCGGAGTACATGATTAGAGAAGCACAGGGCAACGCTGAGAAGCTTTACAAGAATTTCCTAGACCAAAGTATCAAAGATAAGAACACGCCCGCTGTGCGTCAAATAGAGGTGTCTTATGGAAATAGAAATTAGTTTTAATGAAACACATAAAGCACCTATGGCTTCACCGAGACCCAGATTTGCGAATAGAGGAAAATATGTACAAACCTATATGCCTGCAACTTATATGGCGCATAAAGCTTTTATACAAAAGCAGATGCCTAAACTTATGTTGGAAAATAGCGTGATCGTAACGTTGAAATTTATCTTTACACCACCTGAAAGTTGGAGTGAGAAAAAGCGCTTGGCAATGGTCGGCAAGTATAAGTCTACAAAGCCTGATGTAGATAATTTGATGAAAACTGTTTTAGATGCCGGCAATAAGCATCTGTGGAAAGATGATGGCCAGATTGTAGATGTAAGGACCTTAAAGCAATACGGTGATGAAGCTAAAATCATCATGGAAATCGAGGAGGTAGATTAATTGAATATCGACAATGACGACGTAGAAATGCAATTCAAATGCACAGTGACGTTTACAGCTAAAGTCAAAGATACATTTAACAAACATGAAAATACACAAGCTATAGAAGATAGTTTGATCAATAAAATTTATGAAGAACCAGAGGCCTACATGGATGATTTAGAAGTCACAGATGTAGAGCGGTTATTGTAGGAGGTTAAGGTAATGTCTAGAAATACAATCTATGTAAATAATAAAGCGGTAGCGTTGACACCAGAAGACATGCGTCAGATTAAATGCAAGGCTTTGAATTTATTGTTGGTTGAAAAACGTATGAATCACGGATGGAGTAAGGAAGAAGCAACTACCCTGCGTAGAGATTATATTACTAAATGGGGTTCTATTTATTGGAGAAGAGATTTTCCAGATGTAACTTTATATGTACCTTTGAATCAGATGCAGAAAATCAAGATTGAAAGATACCAAATCAATAAAAAGTATCAAGAAGGCAAGAGCTTTGAAGAAATCATAGGAGACGACTTTGAATACTATCTTGAAGAACATAAACCGACATTTAACATAGAAGAAGCAGAAAAGAAAAAGAAGTTAGCAGAACAAGCAGAAGCACGCAGAAGAAAAGAGCGTCCTTGGTTATATGACGGTACACCACAGAGTGTAAAGCCTGGTCCTTGGTACTTACACTTATGTGAAAATGACTTAATTGTAAAGGCGGTGCGTTAAATGAATGAGATTAAAGATTTAAGAAGAGATGATCGTATTATTTTATGGCAATACCGTGGATTGAATGTGCAGGACGGACACGCAGGCGTTGTTATACGAGAAGTTGATAGACTTGGCAAACAATCAGTAATGGTTCAGTTAGAGGGTATCGATGATCCGTTCGAACTGACTGATGAGGATTACTTCGACAAACTGCCCATATCTTTTAAGAAAGCTGAACATTTTGAAGATTGCAAAAATAACTCAGTACATCAACCTAATCATTACCAGTTCGGTCAATTTACAGCAGCAATAATTATTGAATTAGTAGGAAGAACATACAAATCAGCTCCAGTCTTTTATCACGTAGGTAACGCCTTAAAATATTTGATGCGTGCGCCTAGAAAGAATGGATTGGAAGATATTAAAAAAGCGAGACAGAGCATTGAATTTGCGATTGAGTGTTGGGGTAAGTAGATGCGTGATTTATCAAACACAATTAAACAGCGTTTCAAATCAGACACACGAGGACGCAGTTTAACGCAGTTAGAGCAAGAGTTACAAAGCAGAGGTGTAAAAGGGTTTGTGATTGATGCAAGCCCCACACGCATCACTGCAATTGTTGCTAGAGAGGATTATTTGAATAATAGGAGGAATTGGGATGGCAGAACTCAACTATGAAGATGTTACAAGAATCCAAAGCATAATATTATCTTCGGATTACCCAGATGATTTAGTAGAACGATATGTAGATGGTATCGAATCTGTGTATAAAAAAGCGAGGGCATGGGACAACTATTGTAAAAGTGTAGAAAAAGATTTGAGAAACGAATTTGGTAATGACGATAAAAGAATTCAAGTAGGAATGCAGTTGAATAATAACATTTTTATGGAGGGTGAAGCATAATGGCATACAAATACATGGAAAAACAAGTAGAAGGTGCTAAAGCATTGGCAGAAAAGTACCCACACATGCAAACACATCAAGATATTTATCGAGAGCATGTAGAGGTGCTGGAAAAGGCAAAAGTATTTGATAAGGTAACAAAACTTTATGAAGAAAAAGAAGAGATGTACAGTAATGAGTTTGTAGAAGAACTGGGATATATCTTGAAAAAGTATGAGGAGGACAAGTAAATGGCACTACCAATATACAAACATCAACAATTATGGAGAATGTTAAGTGATGTATTAGTAGAAAAGTATATATCACATGAGGAATACGAGGAACTTGTTGTGCAAGATGAATATGGGAACAAAATGGAAATTAAATTTTATGCAAATTTGGAGGACAACGATAATGACTAACACAATCACAATAGATCAACTGAAAGAGTTATTACAAATACAAAAGGAATTTGATGATCGCATTCCAACTTTAAACTTAGAAGATAGCAAAGTAGCTTACATTGTTGAATTCTTTGAGTGGTTTAATACTATCGAAACATTTAAGAACTGGAAGAAGAAAAAAGGCAAGCCTTTAGATGTGCAGTTAGATGAGTTGTCAGATATGCTGGCGTTTGCATTGAGTATAGTTAACCAAAGTGGGATTAATGCAAGTTATTTTGAAAATGGTTTATCGAATTTAGGTGCGATTGTAATAAATTATAGTTCGAACGACTTCGTATATCACTTTATGTCTAATGTAGAATACTTCGGAGTATCAGAAAAAAATGCAATAATACGCCCCTTACACATCGCTTATACACTCTACTCAATCGACCAACTTATTGAAGCGTACAAAAAGAAAATGCAACGTAATCACAATAGACAAGACGGTACAGCAGATAAAAATAAAGGTTATGTGTAAGGCGGTTCGTCCGCCTTGCTTTTAGGAGGAACTGAAATGAAAACAGTGGAAAATATTAATCAATTAATTCAAACATTAAAATCAAATGAACTCATGAAAACTAAAGATGTAAGTGACGGTTATCACACTTTCGGACAATTATATCATGATAGAGCAGTATTATTTGCGGTCATCTGCAATACGTACAAGGAACATGCTTGGAAAGCAAAACAGCATTATGACGGAACTATGTTCGGTGGACCTAATGAGATGTTTATTGTAGGCATTACTACACCAGAAGGGGATTACACTTATCATTATGAAATGGAATATTGGGGCATGTATCAAGTCAAAGAATTAGATAAAGCACCTAAATGGGATGGTCACACTTTCAGAGATATTAGTAGGCTACACAATCTAGTAAATACAGGTGATAACAATGATTAAAAAATTATTAAAAACATTACTTACCCTAGTACTTTACGAAGCAGTGAAATACATCACTGAACAGCTCATTATTTACCGTACACAGAACGATGATGTGGAAGCACCTGCGGACTTCGATATAAACGATCACATACATCTTAATGATTTAAAAGCAGAGGTGAGTGAATGATGTGGATAGCACTAACCATTCTCTTCGCTCTCCTCTCTCTAGTGCTTTATATGGCGAACAGAGAGTTGGATGAAGAGTTAGAGTTGAAGAACATTATTATTGCTAACTTAAGGGAGGAAAAGCGCATTGACAAAAATTGAACCTGCGACTTTTAGATACATTGAAAGTGAGATTTATAATCTTGAATCAACAAAAAAAGATATTAAGAAGTTAAGACTTGAAATACTCAATCCTACAAAACAGGTTGATGATAATATCGTATATGGTCCATTACAGAAAGGGGAACCTACACGTGCGACAGAAGTCATGGCTACAAGACTTATGACAAATAAAATGCTGCGTAACCAAGAGGAGATGGTTCAAGCGATTGAAAGTACTTATAGCAAATTACCTGAGGAATATAAACAAGTGATACGTTTGAAATACTGGAACCCTAACAAAAACATGAAAATGGAACATATCGCTGAAGAGTGTTTTATGCACCGTAATACTGCAGGTAAAATACGTAAAAACTTTGTGAGAGCAGTCGCTCTAGAAGTTGGAATGAAATAGTGATGTGCATCCGTTGTGCATAGAGGGTATTATTTGATGATATTATGATAGTGTGGAAAAATTCTACAAAGCCATGTTAGACGATTCAACAACCTCCCTAAATAATTTTGGGCATCCGATAGCCAAATCGGGTGTCTTTTTTGTATTTAAAATAAATAGAGTTAATAACGTAAAGTAGGTGGTAGTATAAGATGAACGAGTTAAATAAACGACAAAGAACATTCGCAGAGGCTTATGCAATACCTGGCACTGAATGTTATGGAAATGCAACTAAATCTGCTATTTTTGCCGGTTATAGTGAAAGGTCAGCTTACAATACCGGTCAAAGAATGATGAAAAATGATGAGATACAAGAATATATCAAGGGGGTAGAAGAGAAACTCTTTGATGAGCAAATAATGAGTGGCAAAGAAGTATTGTATCGCTTAACTAGAACTGCTAGAGCAGAGACAATAGAGATTGAGCCTGTCGTGACAAAAAAAGGTGATTACAAACTTAACCCTTCTACCGAAAAATACAATCTTGTATATGATGAAAGCGTTGAGTTAGTAAAAAAACCACCTAAGATAAGCGATCAAAACAAAGCACTAGAATTATTAGGTAAACATCATAAATTGTTCACAGATGTACAAGATGTAAATGTAGAAGTACCTAACTTTATCGATGATATAGGACGTTTTGAAAATGAATAAACCTATTTCTTCATTGTTACCTGTACATTTCCATGACCTTTGGAAAGCTACAATGTCTGATAGATACTTGAATATCGTTTGTAAAGGTGGACGTGGTAGTGGAAAATCATCAGACGTTTCACATATACTTGTACAACTTATAATGAGATATCCAATGAATGCAGTAGCGATTAGAAAAACTGATAACACTTTAGCAACTTCTGTATTTGAGCAAGTTAAATGGGCAATGGAGGAGCAAGGCGTTTCATCTTTATTCAAAGTGAAAATGTCGCCTTTAGAGATTACATATAAACCTAGAGGCAACAAGATAATCTTTAGAGGTGCGCAGAACCCTGAACGATTAAAATCGCTAAAAGACAGTAAATTCCCTTTTACAATAGCTTGGATAGAAGAATTAGCAGAATTTAAAACAGAAGATGAAGTGACGACCATTACTAACTCACTATTACGTGGTGAATTGGATAATGGTCTTTTTTATAAGTTTTTCTATACGTACAACCCACCTAAACGTAAACAGTCGTGGGTGAATAAAAAATATGAATCTTCATTTCAACCTGATAATACGTTTGTTCATCATTCAACTTACTTGAATAATCCTTTCATTGCCAAAGAGTTTATTGAAGAAGCAAAGGCAGCGAAACAACTTAACGAGTTGCGTTACCGTTGGGAGTATTTAGGTGAAGCGATTGGCAGTGGGGTTGTACCATTCAACAATTTACGCATTGAAACAATACCTCAAGAACAGTTTGATACATTCGATAACATACGCAATGCGATTGACTTCGGTTATGCCACAGACCCGTTAGCGTTTGTTAGGTGGCATTATGACAAGAAGAAACGTATTATTTACGCTATGGATGAACGCTATGGCGTACAGATAAGCAATAGAGAGATTGCACAGTGGATTAAGAAGAAAGGTTATCAGAATGATGACATCTATTGTGACAGTGCAGAACCCAAGTCTATAGCTGAGTTAAAAATAGAACAGAACATACCACGTGTAAAAGCGGTTAAGAAAGGTCCGGATAGTGTGGAATACGGTGAGCAATGGTTAAATGATTTAGAAGCTATTGTTATAGATCCTAATCGAACACCTAATATAGCAAAAGAATTCGAAAACATCGATTATCAGACGGATAAAGACGGTAATATAAAACCTAGATTAGAGGATAAAGACAATCATACTATTGACGCTACAAGATACGCCTTAGAGCGTGATATGCGTCAGTCATCTATTAGTATTTTAAAACCTAAAGGGCGGTGATTAATATTTATTTACCTGATGAAAAGCCTTATGGCGAAAGAATTATGGAAGAATTAGAAATGAAAAATAAGGTTTTTGAAGTGGAACAGTTAATGAAATTGATTAACAATCATAAAACAGAAATACCTATGATATTAACTGGTCAAAGATATTACGACAATGAGCCTGATATTATCTTTGCAGAACCTCCTCATAATTTTGATGGAATCATTGATAAAACTAAACCTGATTGGCGTATACCTACAGCTTATCATGCTAATATGGTAGACCAAAAAGTCGAATATATGGTGGGTGATCCACCGACTATTACACATCAAAACAATAAGTTGAATCAGTTAGTAAATGAACATCTTGATGACGATTTCAGCGATGATTTAATAGATATTTTAAAAAACACTTCTAATAAAGGGAATTCTTGGTTGCACATTTATATTGACGAAAACGGAGGATTTAACTTTGTCGAAATTCCTACGGAAGAAGTTATACCAATATGGGCAGACAGAAAATGCAAAGAATTAGATGCTATTATCCGTCATTACATCTCAGATGATGTGTTAAAAGTCGAGTATTGGACGAAAGAAGATGTTACTTATTATGAAATGCATGGTGGAAGTCTTGTATTAGATTATTCATATGAAGAACCATATACAACACATTACGATAACGAATCGTGGGGGCGAGTCCCTTTTGTAGAATTTAAAAATAACAGTGATAATGTCGGCGATATTTGGCGTTATAAAGCGATTATAGATGCGATTAATAAAAGGATTTCGGATTTACAAAATACTTTTGATGAATCAACTGACCTTATCCATATTTTAAAAGGATACGAAGGGGAAGACTTGAGGGAATTTATGGTAAATCTTAAACATTATAAAGCAATTAATGTAGCACATGACGGCGATGTAGACACAATACGTGTAGATGTCCCAGTCCAATCATCTTTAGAGTATTTGCAAACAATGAAAGAATATTTAATTCAATTTGGACGTGGTGTTGATTTTTCTCAAGATAAACTCGGTAATAGTCCAAGTGGTATTTCTATTAAGTTTTTGTATGGGAACTTAGATCTAAAAGTAAAACCTTTAGCACGTAAAACGCATGTTGCAATCCAAAATTTGATTTGGTTTATTTTGAAGTTTTATGATTTGAATGCAGATGAATATAAAACGTTTGATGTTTCTTTCAACTATAATAGATTGGTTAATGAATTAGAACAAACTGATATTGTCAGCAGGTCCCAAACTATGTTGAGTCAAAAGACACTTTTATCACATCATCCTTTTGTAACGGATGTAGAAAAAGAATTAGAACAAATGAACACTGAAAGTGTTGTTTACACGCAAGATACTTCAGAAAAAGTAGATGATAACGATGAAGAATCAGAAGGAAATTGAAAGTAAGTTAGATAAATACATTGCTGAGTCCGAAACAGTCATACAAGAGATATTTGCTAGGATATTGAAGATGATACTTGAATCGTTTACTTTATCCTATGTTAAATACTCAAAAGAAGATGATCCACACATCACTTGGACAGAATTCAACAAATATAATCGCTACAACAAGATGTTAGATAAAATGGGCGATATGCTTGATGATGAATTTAAGCAGATTAAACAGGAAATCAAAGAAACACAACAAGCTGTGTACTTAGACGGCTTTATGTCTCATATGTATTTGATTGAACAGACATCCGATATTCAAATGTCTTTTACTTTACCAGATGATAAAGTCATTCAAAAAGCGTTAAATCAACCTGTGGAGAAGATTAATCTTGATAAGACATTGGAAAAGCACAGAAACAAAGTGCTTGAAAGAATCAGAGTTCATACTGCTACTGGATTGATGGGCGGCAACAGCTACAATGAAATTGCTGAAACTATTGAAAAGGATGTAGGTATGACAGAAAAGCAAGCACGTTTAGTAGCACGTACAGAAGGTGGGCGTTCTCAATCACAAGCGCAAGTAGACGCAGAAGATGTTGCTAAAGAAAACGGTGCTAGAATCAAAGGCTATTGGGATGCTACGTTAGATAGTCGTACAAGACCATCACATGCACATCATGACGGTGTAGAAGAAGATGAGAATGGCAACTTCACAGTAGGTTTATCCACTGGAAAAGCACCACGCTTACTCGTCGGTGTAGACAGTGCTAAACAAAACATCAATTGCAGATGTAAGAAGTTGTATACTGTGAATGGTATGAAACCTCAAATAAGAGCATCAAGAGACAAGAACAATAAAACAAAACAGATACCTTATGTTACATATATGGATTGGTACAAGGAACGTACAGGTAAAGAATATCCATATAAATCTAATGGTAAGAAAAAACGCCGACAGTCGTGAGATTGCCGGTTATTTTTATGCCCAAAATATGCTTAAGGCGTTAAAAGGTGCAAACTCGTGCTGGATAAGACCAGTGTTATCAAAAATGTGAGGAGTAATAAATATGAAAAGAGAATTTTTACGCGGTTTAGGTTTGGAAGAAGAAACAGTTCAAAAGATTATTGATGAACATCATGATTCTTTAAGAGATTATAAAAACAAAGAGGAATCGCTTAACGAGCAGCTAGATGCAGCTAATACTGAAATCTCAAACCGAGACCAACAAATTCAAGAACTGCAAGATAAAGTTGGTGATAATGAAGGACTAAAGAAAGAATTGGAAGAATACAAAAATTCTAATGCTGAATTTGAAACTAAGATGAAAGATTTAAAAATCAATAACGCTATTAAAACTGCTGTTGCAAAAGAAGCAAATGACCCAGACGACATTTTAGCTTTTATCGACAAGGCAGATTTAAAACTTGATGGCGATACAGTGGTTGGATTAGAAGAAAAAGTAAGTGCTTTAAAAGAATCAAAGCCCTATTTATTTGAACAACCAAGTGTTAAAAAAGGTAGAACTCCGTTAGCTAGTGATGGTAACAAAGGGTTCTCTAAAGAGGAAATTATGAAAATCAAAGATCCGACTACTAGACAAAAAGCAATTGAAGATAACATTCAATTATTTAACTAAAAGGAGAATGTAATATGGACAAAACAAACTTTTTAAAATTAAACTTACAGCACTTTGCTACACCTAGTTATCCAGAAACGGGATTACAAACTGTAGCTACATTAGACAACTTTAAAGCTAAATCAATCGATTTTACTTATCGATTTGAAGAGAATTTAAAGGATTTCCGCGAAGCTTTAGGGATTTCTCGTTTATTCCCTGTACAAAGCGGTATGCAAATCGAATTATTAGGTAAACCAGAAGTGACTTTGGCTGATGGCAATGTAGCTGAAGGTTATTTAATCCCACTTTCTAACGTAACGCCTAAAGTTGCTGAAACAAAAGAGATTAAACTATCAAAATATCGTAAATCAACGTCAGGTGAAGCGATTCAAAAATACGGTTTAAACTCTGCAATTGACATTACAGATGAGGCGCTTATTAAAGAAGTGCAAAAAAATATGAGAAAAGATTTATTCACTTTAGTTCAATCAGGAAGCGCTCAAACTAATTTAAATGCAAGTAATGGATTGCAAGGTGCGTTAGCTTCAGCATGGGGTGCATTAAACACAATTTTTGAAGATGACACTATCCGTGTTGTTGTATTTGCGCATCCAATGGACGTAGCGCAAGCAATTGCTGATAAAAAATTAACGTTAGAAACTTCATTCGGACTGAATTACTACACAGACGCAACAGGTGTTGTTGTATTTACATCAACTCAAGTTGAGCAAGGTAACATCTATGCAACTGCTGCAGAGAATTTGGTTATTGCTTACATTCCTGCAGGCAATTCAGATCTAGGCCAAGCATTTGACTTAACTTCTGACTCAACAGGCTTGGTAGGTATGACGCACTTTGTACATCAAGAGACATTAACACACCAAACATTAGTGGTATCAGGTGTATTAATGTTCCCAGAACGTTTAGATGGTGTAGTTAAAGTGCCTTTAACAGCAGGAGCGGAAACAACTGAATCAACACCGACAGCCTAATAAAGAGGTGATATTGAATGGCAAAATTTAAGGTGATTAAAGACTGCAAGAATAAAGAAGATGGACAATTATTTAATGCTGAAACAGAGGTTAATAAAACAGTTAAGTACATCGAAGATTTTGAAAAGCGACTTAAAAAAGCAGGGTATAAATTACCTTTTTTTGAACGTCTGAAAGATGAATGAGGTGCAAAACCATGGATATACTAAAAGTTAAGTTAATAAATGAGTGGGATTTACAAGATACTTCTAAAGACGAAGAAATTGTTTTATTAATTCCTCATTATTTAAAAGTGGCTGAAGAATATTGCCATAGGTCGTTTGCATCATCGTTGCCTCATGGCGTAGAAGAATTTATTGCTCACAGTATCGCAACAAGATTGAATAAACACAGTAATCTAGCTGGTCGTTCGATGGGGACGGTCAGCTATACTTATAAAGATAGCGATGACCAACATTTATATGACAAGTTAAAACAATATAGAAAGGTAAATTGGGGTGGAAATTATGTTTATTGATGAGTTTCCACATCAAATCACTATAGAACGTGTAACAACTCTTAACGACACTTCGAGTTATCCACCTAAACAAATACAAGATAAAACAACAACAAATGCTACTGCTTTTTTAGACACGCCTAGCACGTCGCAGAAAGCAGAGTTCAAAGCATTAGGTGTTGAATTATCAAGAATGCTTTATGTTCCATATAACGTAGATATTAAGCGCTCTGATGTCATTGTATTTGAAGGTGTTCGTTACAAGCTGAATGGTGATTTAGAGGACCAAGGCGGCCAACATGAAATAAACAGAGTGCCATTAGTGAGAGTGTAGGATATGGCTAATAGTATAAGTAGAGGACTTCAAAAGTACAAAGCCAAAGTATTAAGCGAGGCTAAACGTGGTGTAGCAGAGACGACAGCGTTATTACACAGTAACGCGTCTAGTATGGCACCAGTTGATACAAGTGCATTGAAAAACTTAATTGATATGTCAATCAGTGGTTTTCATGGCCAAGTAAAAGTCGGTGCTAAGCATGCTGTATATGTAGAGTTTGGTACTGGGGTTTATAGTACAAGAGGTTCACGTGCTAAGAAGATTCCTTGGACTTATTTTAAAGACGGTCGATTCTATACTACTCGTGGTATGGTTGCTCAACCTTTTTGGTATCCGTCGTTAGATATCGCACGCCAATATTTTAATAGTTATTTTGATGTATAAGGGAGGTAAGACACATGCAAGCTATATACAAAACAGCTGAACAACCATTATTTAGAGCAGTGATGACGAACTTGTACAAGTCGCCATTATTCGAAAAAATAGGACGGAACATTTTTGACCGTATGCAAACCGACATAGGTATAGACGAAAATGGCAACAATGTACCTCAACTCACTTATGTAGTTGCAGGGGAAACGAACACACTGCCAACTTATCGCAGCAATAGTCATATAGAAAGAATTGCGATTACCTTCCACTTATTCCATAGAAATAACGATAACCAGTATTTGGTTGTGGATGAAACACGCGGATTACTTTCTGACTTGTCATATTATGCACAAAAAGAACCGATAATGGATTATTACAGTTGCAAAGAAACAAGAATAGATACTCAGCAAGTAATTACTGATGTTGACGGTGAAACGCAACATGGTATTTTACGAATTGCTTATACAGTAGATCATAAATTGAGATATAAAAACTAAGGAGTGGATATAAATGGCAGTAGACAAATGGACCCTTATTGGTATTCCAGCGGATACACCGATCGAACAAGCAAAAGCGATTGACTTCGTTTTAGCAGGAACAAGTGAATTCTCACATGAATTCGAAAATGAATTACGAGAAAAAATCAGAGGTAATCGTAAAGATTGGTCTGCAGGTGTTGTAGAAGAAACAATCGAGGTTACATTCCCTTACGACAAAAACATTAAAGGTGACCGAGATTTTAAAGAAGCGTGTAAGTACGGTAAACAAATGCGTTTCTGGATTATTAATAATGATGTGGTTACGTATACAGATGAAGAAACACAAGCAGAAACCGAAGGACATAACGCAACTTTTGCTTATGTAATCCCTGATGGACGTACATTAGAGGTTGATGATGAAGATGAGAATATCGAAGTATCATTAAAGGTTAAATTGAATTCTGCGGACGGTTATGAGCCGAAGTTGCCAGCGGAAATCATTGACCCTTCTGTTGCATCTGCAATCGTTTACGAGTCTATCGGCGAAGCTACAGGCGATGCAGAGGACGCTACTACACAAAATATCTAATTTCATTGGGGGCATTAGCCCCCCTTTTTTATTTATCTATTTTCTAATTAAAAGGAGTAATTAAATTATGACAAACACATTAAATATTAACGGTAAAGACTACACAGCTAAAGGTTCAATCGCATTTGTGCGTGAAGCAAAACAATTCGCAGAAGCGACTGAAAAAGACGGCGTTAAAACTAAAGGTGATGGCGTTACAGGTATCTTTTTAGGATTAATCCAACAAGACCCGGAAAAGTTATCTCAATTCTGGTACTGCGCGGTATCTAATTTAACAAAAGAAAAACCATCATTAATTGAAGTAGAAACTGCTATCGAGAAATATGCAGAAGAAAATGGCGAGATTGATTCTCTGTTCAAAGGTGCATTAAACACATTAAGAAACGACGGTATGGTTAAGGGAAAGATCAACAACTTAATCGACACAATGTATCAGAACGGCAAAGGCAAAGAGAAAGAATTGGACACGTTCAATCAAATGTACAAAAACGTAACGGGCGAAAATCTGTTCAACAAAACGGTATAGATTACGACTATATTGTCGAAACTTCAATTCGATTGTTGGGTTACATTCCTATTCATGAATTGGAACAACTCACAATCAAAGAGTGGGAGTTATATATCAAAGGTGCAAGACACAGACGTTTAGACACATTAGAAGATTTACGAACACAATCTATCATGCAAGCACGTTTATCTGGCGGTAAAGACATCAAGAAAATATCTAAAAACCTCGAACACGAACGTCAATTGATTGATAAGACTGAAACTTCTGTTGAACATGACAAAGCGCATGAAAAGTGGATTAAACACAAAACAAGAGAAGTACAACGTCAAGCACTTCAACGCTGGTTAGACAGCAAAAAGAAATAGATAAATAAAGGAGGGATTGCGATTGGATGATATAGCACGCTTTATCGCAGAAATAGAAGCAGATATAAGCGACTTTGAACGTGATATTCACAAGGCTATGGCTATGGCAGAAAACTTGCCAGATGATATGGTAGTGGAACTAAAAGCTACTATCAATGATTTAAAACAAAAGTTGATGCAAGCCGAAGCCTTAGCGAAGCAATATGAAAGTAACGACGCAATAAAAGATTTAAAAGCAAATATAGCTGATTTGCAACAAAAACTCGCAATGGCTAATGCACAAGCTAACGCATTTGAGAGCGATACGATAGAAAAAAGAGTGAAGCTTGACACTGGACTGTTTCAGGCTGAATTAGCCGCATTGCAAGCCAGATTGGCGGCATTTGAAGCAAATAAGATTGAAAAGAAAATTGATTTAGATACTAACGCATTCAAACGAGGTCTAGTAGCTATCGATAAAGCCTTAAATAGCTATAGTGATAAGATGGACGCCTTAGCTAACGATATTAGAACCACTGGTACAGTTGCGGCGAATGTTTTTAAAGGAATGTTCTTATCATCTATCACTGCTTTAGTACCTGCGATTGCGTCTGTAGTACCTGCTTTAATGGCAGTGATGAATGCTATAGGTGTTGTAGGTGGCGGCGCATTAGGTTTAGCAAATGCGTTTGCGATTACTGGCGCAGGTGTCGTAGGTTTTGGTGCTATGGCAATCAGTGCATTGAAAATGGTAGAGAACGGCACGTTATCAGTAACTAAAGAGGTGCAAAACTATCAATCTGCTGTAGATGACTTAAAATCTGCTTGGACTGGCGTTGTCAGCCAGAATCAATCAGCAATTTTTAATACACTGGCAAACGGTATAAACACTGCTAAAGTTGCTTTGCAAGGTTTAACGCCATTTTTAAGCGGTGTAGCACAAGGAATGGAACAAGCAAGCAGTAAAATGTTGAATTGGGCTAAAACTTCACAAGTAGCCTCTAACTTCTTCGACATGATGGGAACAACAGGTGTAAGAGTATTTAATAATATGTTAAGTGCTGCCGGTTCATTCGGTAGCGGTTTAATAGCAGTTATTACTAATTTAGCACCTTTAACAGAATGGGTCTCACAAGGGTTCGCTAAAATGGGCGAATCATTCAACAAGTGGGCTACAAGCGTTGAAGGTTCGCAAGCAATTCAAGATTTTACTAATTACGTCAAAACGAATTTACCATTGATTGGAGAAATATTTGGATCTACATTCAAAGGTATCTTTAACTTGATGAAAGCATTTGCTCCTAACTCGCAATTAATTTTCCAATCTTTAGCAGAAATGGCGAACAGATTTGAAGCGTGGAGTGCAAAGATTGCAGCAAGTGACGGTTTTAAACAGTTTATTGATTATATACAGACAAATGGTCCTAAAGTGTTATCGGTACTAGGTAATATAGTAAATATTATTATCAATGTAGCGACTGCTATGGCACCGTTAGGCGCAGCAGTATTAAGTGTAGTTGATGCATTTACAGCTTGGTTAGCAAACTTGACACAAGCACATCCAGTTATTGGTGCATTGCTCGGTGTTATTAGTATTTTAGCTGGTGCATTCATGTCATTATATCCAGCAATTGAATTCGTAAGAAGAGTTATAGGTCCATTAATTGGACAATTTGTGGCATTTATTGCTAGAAGTGCAGCGGTTCGTGCGGTAATGACCGCGTTAACAGCAGCTTTTTCAGCTTTATCAGCGCCTGTTTTAGGCGTTATTGCAGTAGTAGCAGCTTTAATAGCTGTGTTTGTAGGATTGTGGAATTCGAGCGAACAAGTTAGAACTGCTGTAACTAACGCTTTTAATGCTGTTAAAACAGCAGTTATGGATGCAGTAACAGCAATTATCAGTTTTGTTACAAATTTACTAGGTCAATTCAGTTATGTAGGCGCTGCAATGCAGACGTTACAAGCAACCTTTGCAGCTGGTTGGGCTGCGATTGTCGCAATTGTAGAGGCAGCGATAGCTGTGCTGACTCCTATTTTTCAAGCTGGTTGGAATGTTTTAGTTACCATTGTCAAAGTGGCATGGGAATTGATAAAGGCAGTCATTACTATCGCAATGCATTTAATTGTCGGTACTATCACTGCTTTACTTCAAGTCTTAACCGGCGATTGGCAAGGTGCTTGGCAGACAATGCAAGCAGCAGGCGCGGCAATCTGGCAAGCTATCGTTACAATGGCTCAAAATATATTCAATATTTTAGCGCAATTCCTAACAACATTATGGCAATCAATCGTTACAAGCGCACAAACACAGTGGGCTGTATTGCAAGCGGTAGCTTCTGTTATTTGGAATGCTATCGTAACGACAATACTTACTGCGGTTCAAAACTTAGGTAATTTTTTACTTACAATTTGGACTTTTATTGTCACAACTGCCCAAACTATTTGGAATTCTTTAGTTGCAATTGCCGGTATGATATGGAATTTAATTGTTACAACAATTGTTACAGCAGTACAAAATTTAGGCACGATCCTATCGACGATTTGGACAATGATTGTTACTACAGCACAAACAATTTGGACAACTTTAGTCGCGGTTGCATCAGCAATCTGGACAATGATTGTCACTACGATACTAACAACAGTTCAAAATTTAGGTGCCGTCTTATCTACAATTTGGCAGATGATAGTTACAACGGCACAAAGTTTCTGGTCAATGTTAGTTGTTATCGCATCTGCATTGTGGAACTCTTTAGTATCAGTTATAACTACAGTGGTCTCTACAATCGTTGCTGCGGTATCTGCTGGGTGGTCTGGATTAGTTTCAATCACATCATCAATCATGTCAGCTATCGCTAGTTTGATATCATCAATTTGGAATTCTATCGTTTCAACGGTGGGTTCTGCGGTTGGAAATGTGGTTTCAAGAGTCTCTAGCGGTTTCTCTAACATGGTAAGTACAGCCGGTTCATTACTAGGGAATTTACTAAGTATTGCAACGTCAGTTTGGTCAAGTATCGTATCTGCAATTACTAGTGCGGTATCTAGTGCCGTAAGTGCCGTATCAAGCGGTTTTTCAAACATGCTAAGTGTTGCATCTTCAATGTTAAGCAGCATTGCATCTGCGGTATCTTCTGCTTTTGCTAGTATTGTATCTACAATTACTTCGGGGATATCAAGTGCGGTAAGTGCAGTTACATCAGGTTTTTCTAGCATGGTATCTGCAGCTTCAAGTGGTATATCGAGCATGGTAAGTACAATCAGTAGCGGAATGTCATCTGCTGTTAGTGCAGTGACTTCTGGCGTGTCTAGTATGGTTAGTGCAGCACGTTCATTCGTAGGTGCAATGGTCGGTGCTGGACGTGACTTGATTCAAGGCATGATTCAAGGTGTGCAAGCAATGGCAGGTGCTATTGCTAGTGCAGCACGTTCAGTTGTATCCAATGCGGTTAGTGCAGCTAAGTCGGCATTAGGTATTCATTCGCCATCACGTGTATTCATGGAAATCGGTAACTACACTGGTGAAGGTTTAGTTATTGGTTTACATCAAATGAGTAATAGTGTTGTGAATGAAGTCGAAGATATGGCAAACAAAATGGAAAAAGCATATGCACCACAGTTGAAAACTATTAATCCTAGCATGAACAAAGATATTAATAGAATGTCAGATAAACTAAATGGTGCGATTAATTCTGACATTACAAACGGTGTTGAAGTTGCTCGACCAATTATCAATATTACTAATGAATCTGACTTACCGGCAATCAAAACATATGTGGATGATGAATCTGCTAAAGAGCGCATGCAAAGGAGGATATAAGCCTTGAACTATACTGATTTAATGATAGTCAAAGAGAATGAAGAATTTTTAATAAGTAACAATAGATTGACTGGAAACGCATTGAGCGTTTCCAGTTTTATTGTTAGATCTATTATTCAAAATCAAAGGTTTAAATACGGCGACGGTACGAATCGTCGTGTTGATTATGGTTTTGATGATGAATACAGAAAAGCAAAAATGGTTGTGGAAGCAAAAACTAAGTATGGTTATGACATTGCGGCACTTAGAGATGCAATCAATGAATTGTTTTATGGTACGTACTATATACGTGAGATGAGGTTAACTTACGACAGCGATAAACCTGTTAAATATGAAAGTATCGGTAAAACTACTGGTGATATGAATTTAGGCGAGCCGAGACTTGTCGGAGGGAAGCAACTGAAAGTGCGTAATGTGAGTGAAATAGTGCAGAGTGTAGATGATTTATGGTTTGAATTCGAAGTTGAATTTGAAACGGTGGAATTACCTTACTGGGAAACGTCATATACAACGCAAGACGTTGAGAAAAACAGTAACAATTTAGATTTCGAAAAGTTTGGTACTGTCGATAATTTAAATGTCGATAGGCTCAAATATACTTTTACGGATACAGCATTTGAAGTTTGGAACGCTGGTAATGTTACGGTTCAGCCTGAAAACATGAAGTTGAATATTAGGTTATCTAGCTTAGTAACGGATGGCAACTTTGTTTTAATTAACGAAACTACAGGTGAAAAATTTGAGTATAAACAGCCGAGAACAGGAAATACCGTAGATTTGAACGGTACAAAAGTTCTGGTCGGCTTAATAAATAACAAGTTAAGAGATACAAACAGAAAGTTCATCAGTATTGTACCAGGTATCAATAAATTTAAAATAAGCGGTGGTAGCGTTGCAGATGTGCAGTTTGACTTTCCGTTTTATTACGTATAGGAGGGAATAATTTGGTTAACAGACATATACTAGATGGTTTTTTTGATAGAAGGAGTGTAAACGGCGTTAACAGTAATTTCGAATTCCTTTTCAGTCTTGTAGAAAAACTTTTGTTTGACTTTACTGATGTTGATAAGAAACTTACAGATAAAACTGCTTTAGATGAAATGAATTTTAACTTTGTCTTTGAAAACTTAAACAAAGTAATGTCATTATCAGAAGAGGCGAAAATAATTCTTGAAAAAGCAGAAGAAGTTAATTCGCAAAATACTAACGTTCAGCAACAATTAAATCAGTTGATTTTAGAAGAAAGTACAAGTGATGCTGAAGTTATACAAGCAAGAGTTGATTTAGATGGTGTTACTAGCGATACATTAAAAGAAAGGATTGACAGCTTACAAAAAGTTGTTAAGGAAACATCTCAAAAGAACGCCCTTTACGAAAAGGTATATAATACTTTTGAAAATTACACACCTCCATCGGACTTAAAAATTGTAGTACCTTTTAAAGTAGCAACATCTTATAGCGGTAATACTTCGATTGATTATGATGTGTCAGTTAATAAAAATCCAGTGACAAAAACATACTATGTAGATGTAAAGAAAGGGGATAATTCTAACCCAGGGACACAATCGTTACCGTTCAAATCAATTAATAGAGCACTTAGATATGGCGATGCAGATGAAATTATAGTTAACGAAGGTGTATACGGATGGACTGACGGATTCAGTGGTTTCTCACAAAGTAAGCCATTTAATTTGATAGGTATAGGTAAAGTATTAATCGGTGCACACCGTGACGGTTTGATTTGGAGTCAAGATTCTACGTACTCAAATGTTTATCAAGCAAATGCTACTAGTGTAATTGAATTAATAGATTATCACAATATGAATGACATCAAATTCTTAGATAAAGTGAATAGTGTGGAAGAAGTATCGCAAAAAGCAGGCACATATTTTATTGACAGTTCTAATAATATATACATTCGTACACATGATTCCAGAGTTCCTGACGATCAAATTCTTCCTAATATGTTTAATGATGCAGTAAAAATCACTGATAATGCTAAAGTTTACTTTGAAAACATAAGATTTACTAATAGTGTTAAATTAATCGCAACGACAGCAGGTAAGAACTTCTTTGCAAAAGACTGCTATTTTTCTATTGGCAGTGGCGGTAACGCATTAAGTATTGAGGGATATGATTTCAATATTATACAAAGATGCGTAGCTAAACATGCAACAATGGACGGTTTTAATTACCATATTAAAAATGGTGTTTTACCTAAAGTTATTGAAATTGATTGCAAAGGTTACGACAACGGACGTAATGGTGCTGACCAGAACAATGGTTCGACTATGCACGATGGCGGACACATTATGAGAATTAACGGAGAATATTATAACAACGGTGGTCCTAATGTGATTGATGTCAATGAAGGTACAGTGTCAGTGAATATCGGCGTACACTCACATCATTCAAGAGCATCAAAAGGTACTATTTCTAACGCTAGTTTTAAAAATGGAAATCTAGGAGCATCAAAAATGCATTTAATCAACTGTGTTTCAAACGGAAGCGATTACTCTATAGTAACAGCATCTTCTGAAAGCAGCGTAACGGCAGTTGAAAATTCATTGCTTATAGAGCCGCGTACTGAAGTTTGATTAGAAGGGTGATTCGATGTTTATAAGAGACTTGCAAGGAAATGAGTACACGCTATTTACAGACTTTGAACATACAGATGAGTTGAATACGAATGATAGTATAAGAATGCAGATTCCCTATGATAAAAATCACAGGGAATTTTTAAGTCAAACAACCGATTTAGAACATTGGATTATCGGAGATATTGTTGGCATTAATAAGTATCGTATCGTTTATTCGAAGAAAGTCACGAAAGGTAATAGTTTTTACGTTGACATTATTGCCAACCCAGAAGTGATTGAAAGATTAGATGAGTTAAGAGTGTATAAACGTTATGATCAATATTTTACAGATGTTCAATTTTTCAACTTAGTATTTGCAAATACACCTTTTACTGTAATGATTAATGGTTCATCAGCTTCATTGATGTGGGAAGGTGTGGGTGATGGAGAAAGTAAATTGAGCATGTTTAAACGAGGTATTAAACGATACGGCTTTGAATTTAAAATTGTTGGTAATGTTGTTTATTTATATGACAAAATCGGCAACGATACCAATTATGAATTCAGGTATAAATTAAACGCTGCGAATATCGTTAAAGAAACAGATTCGCAAGAGTTTTTTACAGCAATTAGAGGTTACGGGAACTATGACCAAGACGAAAAAGATATAGACGGTAAAGCGTTACTAAAGGATACCTATATCAGTCCTCTAGCTTCTGTTTATGGTGAGAAGTGGGCGCCACCTTTGCGTGATGGACGTGTAAAAGTAGCGAGTACCTTACGTAAAGAAATGGAACGTATTGTAGATGAATCTTTAAAAATCAGTTTTTCTGCTGATATTTATGATTTATCAAGACAAGGATATGACTATCAACACACTGTTTTAGGTGATCGCGTATTTTTAGTAGATGAACGTATCAAAGAAGATGTTGAAGTACGAGTGGTTAAAAAAGAAGTGAAATACAGTGCTAAAAAAGAAATTATTGATTTAAAACTCACTTTCGGGACAACTAGTATGACAGATGCTTACAAGTCTTCACTGCAGACTACCGTAAAAGAGTTTTCAGAAATAATGGCAGGTATAAAAGCATTACCTTTTGCTGCATTAGATATTATTAGTCGTTCTATGGTAAGTAAAATCCAAAACACATCAAGCGAGTTATTATTTGATGATATGGGTATTCATTCGGTTGATAAAAATAACGCAAATAATATTGTGACAATGAACAGCAGTGGGTGGATGTTATCAACTGATGGAGGAAATACAGCGAAAACTGCGCTGACCGCAGAAGGTATTGTAGCAGACGCGATTACTACTGGAACACTCAATACGCAGTTAGTAACAATCGTCGGTGAAAACAGCTTAATATATATGAATGGACAAGAGATAGGCGCAACAAGTAATACAACGAAGTCACAAACGTTTATCAGACCGAGAGGTCTTTATATTACTCGACCAGACGGTGCTGTTTATATGCAAGATGGTATACCGTCAATGTCATTCGACGTTCAGCCCATTTCATTCTATGCTGACGGAATTGTCACCTTCGACGGAAGATTTTATCGTACATCGAGTACAAACTTTGAGATATTCAATGTAGTTTATGCAGAGCATTCAGCACGTTACATTACATTTACTTACCTTGCTGACTGGGGTGCTGAAAGTGAAAATTCTCATGGTAATGTAGGTTTACGTATTGAGGAATTTGGCGACTTAAATGTATCAGCGCAAGAATCTGTACTTGCGGGCAATAACATATCGACTCAACAAGGAAATATAACGCTTGACTTAGGTACGCCAACGTATAAACCGCTCTATTTCTATTTAAAAATAAAAAACGAGAGTGGAAACACTAAAAACATTGCACGCATGCGAACACTGCGTGTGCATATGAGGGGGTAAACACAATGGTATGGACATTGTATTTAGAAATCCGAAATGGTCATTATGAAATTGTACTCGGCGGTAGTAATATCGTTCCGACAAAATCATACGACAAAGTGTTGCAAACTACCGAACGAATTGCAAGACAATTCGACAAGGTATACTTCGACGGGGAACACCTCCGATTAAAAGAGGGTGAAGAATTGTTAACGATTGAGGAATTGAATGCGAAACGATTGGAAGGATTGCCCGATAATCCTATAGCTAATCCAACAGGTGAAGTATACGACGTTGTTACTTAAGAGAATCGCAGTCTAATTGATTGCGGTTCTTTATTTTATAGAAAGCAGGTGGTCTTATGCCGAATGAGTACCAAAGAGCAGACCATGAGAGACGAATACATCGTCTTGAAGAAGATAATAAAAAGATATTCAGCTCTTTGGACGATATAAAAAAAGGACAACATTCTCAAGATTTAGTGAATCAAAAAATGAATTTTACGCTTGACTCAATCAATCGAGAGAGAGAATTAAACAAAAAAAAGGATGAAGAAAGTCGAAAAGACTTTAAGCAAGTAAAATACCTTCTTTTAGGGACGGTAGCAACAATAGGCAGTTCACTGTTATTAGCGTTTTTACGTAGTTTGTTAGGTATTTAAAAGGAGGTGATATCATGTTTAAATTTATGACATTTGGTGCAAGTTTTTGGGAGTGTTTCTGGTTTGGTAAATGTAAATAGTCATTTAGTCGGGGTTATCGCTTAGGCGGTAACCCTTTTATTTATAGGAGGTGTAAGCAATGAAAGATAAAATAAAGCAATTTGTAGGTTTAATCGGTGGTTTTCTCGGGGCGTTATACCTTGCTTTACAAGCAAGTGGAATCAGCGCGGAATGGATTAACCCAAGAACAGTAGATGCATGGATTAATGTAATCAATACTGGATTACCGCTTGCATTAGTCGCATATGGTGTGTGGAAGAATACGTTTATTGTGAAGAAATCAGCACGTGATCAAGAGGATTATTTAAAAGAGAAAGGATTGAAATAGATGTTAACTGCTATCGATTACCTTACTAAAAAAGGTTGGAAGATTTCATCCGACCCACGTAAATATGATGGTTATCCAAACAATTATGGTTACCGTAACTACCAAGAAAACGGAGTAAACTACGATTCATTTTGCAACGGTTACCACAGAGCGTTTGATTTGTATTCTAACGCAACTAACGACATCCCAGCAGTTACAAGCGGTACAGTAGTCACTTCTGAAACACATGGCAATTTTGGAGGCACAGTGGAAATCAGAGATGCCAATGGCAATGATTGGATCTATGGCCACTTGCAACGTAATTCATTACGATTCTCAAAAGGTGATAAAGTCAATCAAGGCGACATTGTAGGACTGCAAGGTTCATCCAACTATTATGATAATCCTATGAATGCACATCTTCATTTACAATTACGTCCTAAAGGAACAGATTTAAATGATGAGAAAGCA